GAGATGCTAAGATGATTTCGTTTAGTTGTTATCTGAAGAGACATAGTGAATGTCGGGGTGACAAGTGGGCGAAGCCTTGCACTTGCTTATGTCATCATGGATGTTAAGCAACTCTCAGGTAAGCCCATGCTAATAAGCGCCCTTAGATATCTCAGCGGATCCAGATTAGTAGATTCTCAGATTTATGTCATATAGTGAAAAAGGCCAGGCTAACCCTCTCTAAAATACCTAACAAGTTTCTGAAATACCTAGTTTCTGGCCAGGCCTTTCTGTTTTAAATACCTATTCTTGCTCTTGAAAAAATATCTATTCTTGAACAATACCTATTCTTCGTAAAATACCTAACAGGTTTTCACAAACTCAATCTCTGTTAGTCTTACTTACTAAGCTGTGCGCTACATGAGGCATGGGGCATAGGAGCTGTTTAGGCTATCTCGGCCTTTAGGCGCTTTCTAAGTCTTAAGGCTTCGACAGGGCTCATATCTTTATTGCCTCTGTAGGCTTGGCTGTAGCGTACAAGGCGTTCAAAGTCAGTCCTATGATTCATAATCAGATTATCTAAATCAAATTTAGCATTTAGATAGGCTTCGTGATCTGTAATTGTATCAGCTGTCACTGCATAGGCTTCTGCTTTAACCCAGCGTCTATGTTTATCTCTTGTTTGGGTATATATCTCAAAACGGACAGCCTGATTTAGGTACGCCCTTGCATACTTGTTTATTCTAATATTGTTCGCTAGAAATCTAAGTATTATTACATGAGCGACTTCATCAGGGTCATCTGTATTTTGCATTCTTGCTATTCTGACTAATACACGTTCAATGATATCAGCAAGAATGTTCATATACCTTTAGATGCTTCTGGCTCCTTTTGGTTCTGATATTTAGAGCCTAATCCTGCATCTCCATATGTACGGTTAACTGGCGTAGACATATACTGAAATGATACTTGGCAGATACGAGAATTAGGATATATAGCAATAGGTAGTGGTGACAGATTAGACAATTCTAATGTCAATGTACCTTTGAATCCTGGGTCTATATATCCTGCAGTAGCATGTACCAATAATCCAAGTCTTCCTAAGCTTGATCTGCCTTCTATTCTACCTACTATGTTATCTGGTATACTCACGTACTCTAGTGTTGTACCTAGCGCAAACTGTCCAGGTTTTAGAACAAAATACTCGTCTAGTCCTATATCTATTAATCTAGTTAAATTAGAATCAATATTTTTAGTATCTATGAAACCATTAACTACAGAAGTACTATTTCTAAAATTAAAAATCCTAAATTTATTCCCAAGTCTTAAATCCACAGAAGCAGGCTGAACATTATTAATCTCAAAGGGTTTAATCTTAATTCTTCCTGTATTAATCTCAGCTATAATACTTCTATCACTGAGTAAGCTCATGGGATACCTTTTTTATGATTGATTGGGAAGACTAAGATACGGCTAGTCTCTGAGTGACAGTTTTTCAAATGTTCATCCATACTACCATATGAAATAGGTTGTTGACATCCCATACAGATAGTACAACAGTTAAGCTGGAATTGACTAGCACCAACTGGAAGATGCTCTAACTTAACACAAACATGTTCACAAGTCATAATTAGATAATAAACTGTGTCTGTATAAAATGATAGAGGCTAGACTGTCGCCAAATCCAGCCTCTATCTCACCCATCCACAGTCTATCGCCTCAACAGATAGACTGTCCCAAGAAGGAGAACACCAATGGCTCACCTATCTAAGCATAACATACTTTCTATCTATGTCAAGGTTTTTAGATTTCCTCTTGACACATCGGCTATAATATGATAAGAGTATAGATATGCTTAGCTTGCCATCCCAACTCGTTCAACCTCCAGGGTTATTCGATGAAGACTCTGGACGGTATATATGTGGTGAGGAAATACGTTCCGGTCTTCGGTGTAGAGGTATTCCTATATCTCCTAACTGGAAATGTGAACGTCATGGCGGTAATCCTAACAGACCATCTATAGCTATTCAAGCTGGTCTCTATGCTAGACATCTAAAGAGCAACGGTCAGCTTAAAGCTTTACATGATGAGTTAGCTCGTGATCCAGATGCTCTTGAAGATCTATTTCGTACTGATGTTATGGATGAGTTAGCTGTAGGACGTATGCTTCTTATAGAGGCTCTTCAAGATAGAGCATCATTAAGTAATCGAAAGCAGTTAATTGAGATTCTAGGTCTAGTTACAAAAGTAGCTAAAATAGCCCAAGAGATTCGTGATCGAGAAGAAGGTCTAATTAAGCGTGAGTTTATGGATACAGTTATCCAAGCAGTTACACAAGCCTTCACACGAGCTAATCAGCTTGTTCGGCCATCTGATCGTGCTCGTATTTTCATGTCAGAGTTTGCTAATGCTCTCCCAGGTAATGTAACTCTCAACGTTCCTGTCTCAGATGATATAGTGATAGAACATGAAGTCTAATAGTTACGATTATCTAGTTCAACAGATGCAAGGCACTCTATCTGAGACTATAGAGTCTGAGACGGAGTTACTAGCTTGGACTAAGAAATATCGTCTAATTAACGGCTTGCCTCCTGAACTACCCCCAAGCCAAGTAGCTATGTATCAGGACTTATCTCCTGAAGTGGTTGTTATGAAAGGTACACAGATTTTTATATCTGAGTATCTTATTAATCTATCACTTTGGGCTCTAGATACTAAGTTTGGTTCCAGGGGTAATATTCTCTATACTATGCCTACACAACTACAGATGGATGACTTTGCCCAGTCGCGGATAGATAAGGCAATAGAAGACTCTCCTTACTTGAGACGCCGATTTGAGAAAGCTTTTCTTGCTAAACAGGTCAACAGAACTAGACTAAAGCGCATAGGTGGCAGTTCTCTGCACTTAAGGGGTTCTGATTCTCTAAAACAACTAATCTCAGTAGATGCTGATATAGTAATCAATGATGAAGTGGACTGGTTCACTGAAGATACAGTTGCATGGTCTAAAGAACGTCTAGGTTCTGCTAAACATCCCTTATTCCGCGCTGTTTCTAAGCCAACATATCCAGGCTACGGTATTCATTTAATGTATCAGAACTCGGATCAGCGACACTGGCAAATTAAGTGTGAGCACTGTAATCGTTGGCAGGTTCTTGATTGGGAACATAATATAGTATTTGATGTAGATAACGAAACTAGTTCAGCTTATAATATCCAGTGTCTTTGTGCTCACTGTAAACAAACTCTAAATCGTCTTTCAGCTAATGGCGAGTGGGTAGCTGATTCTCCTGGTAGACAAGTTCACGGTTATCACTTACCTCGTCTTATTTCTCCTCTGGCCAATCTCAAAAAGATGGCTGAAGACTCTCTTAATATAACCGATATTCCCAAGATTCAAAGCTTTTATAACTCAGGCTTAGGCTTAGCTTATGCCCCTAAAGGTGGACACTTAAGCGAATCTGAGCTTAGGTTTTCATCTGAGCGCTTATTAGAACCAGCACTTTCAGGCTATGGTGGTGTGGACGTAGGACTCAAACTCCATGCTTGTGTTATCCAACATGATCCAGATGGGCTTTTAGTCTGTCAGGCAGACGAGTTTGATGACTTCAGTGAGCTAGACATCTGGTTTAAACGCAATAATATCCGTATGGCAGTTATAGATGCCAGAGGTGACCCTAGAGCTACATTAGAGTGGACTGCTAAGTACCCTGGTCGCGTCTATCGCTGGAGCCACATTGAGAACATGAATGATGTTCGTTACAGTGAGGAGACTCAGGAAGTCAAGTTGAATCGGACTGTCTTATTAGACAGTATGTATTCTAAGATACGTGATCAGTCTCTTATCTTTCCTGTTATGATTAGACAAATCCCAGGCTTTATCCCTCACATGAGAGCTTTGGTACGTGAACTAGTTAAAGATCAGCGACTAAATAAGCTTATTCCTAGATATATTGGAGCTGCTGCTGATCACTATGCTTTTGCATTAGCCTATGCTGTACTTGCTGCAGTGCATGATACAGCTTCACCTCCACCTAGATCAGTAAGTAAAGATGATTTAGTATATGCGGGACATCGATTACCAACATCGTCATGGACTGGTGGTATAAGTTCCAGAGGATGGAGAAGGCGATGAGTGCTGGGACTAAAGAACAAGCAATCTTAGAGCTTAGACAGTTTATTGATGAGATAGAATCAGATCGATATGATCTTATCTCCATACAATCACAGACTCCATACAAGATAGAGCTATATAATAGTTGGCTAGAAGTGGTATCCAGACTAGGGTATCATATAGTCATTTCCGCACGAAGAACAGGCAGTACAGATAGATCAGTAGGTAATGTATTATAAATAGGTAATGTATTATGGTTGATGATACTGAAGATATCTCTAAAACTGAGTCAAGGCCACGGCTTCAGCCTCGCTTATCTAGTTCTGGGCTTAAAATCTGGGGAGGCCAAATTCAGGAGGATTATCTTCCTGAGTTACAAGGTAAGCGGGCTATTGCTGTCTATGATGAAATGCGTAAAGGCAATTCTATTGTTGGTGGCTTTGTACGTGCTGTTGAAATGGCGTTTAGATCAGTTGTATGGGCTGATATTCCATATGATGACTCGCGTGAAGGTTTAGAGCGAGCAGCTTTACTAACCTCAGTACGAAATGATATGCGTCATGCCTGGACTGCTTTTACAGCTAATAGTATGACAATGCTTCCGTTTGGACATGCTCCGTTTGAAATGACGTTTAAAGTTAGAAGCGGCTATCCTAAATCTAAATTCTCAGATGGTAAAGTAGGATTAGCTAATCTAGACTTGATTGCTCAAGATAGTATAGAGCGATGGGAAACTGAAACGCTAAGTAGCTGTGATATAGTTGCTATAACACAGCGAGTACCAATTACATCGCAAGAAATACGTATTCCGATAGATAAGGTTGTTAATTTTAGAATACGGCTGGAAAAGGATAATCCTGAAGGAGAAAGCTTATTCAGGCAAGCTTATCGTGATTGGTATTACATGAATAATTTGGAGGCAATAGAGGGAATCTCACTGGAACGTACTGGTGCAGGCATTCCCTGTATTACACTTCCAAAGGGTGCTTCTACCATAGATGATACAGGCGCTCTTTCTGATGAACAGGCTGCTATAGACATAGTAAAGCAAGTTCGTGTAGATGAGCAAGGTGGTATAGTCCTTTTTAATGGATGGGAATTTAGATTGGCTAGACCAGAGGGTCGTGTTGATCCTGACCTGTTTGATTTAGCCATTAAGCGCCACAGATCAAACATGCTTATCTCGGTTCTAGCTACCTTCCTAGAATTTGGCACATCACGAGTAGGCTCGTTTGCTTTAGCACAGCAGTCTCGTTCATTCTTTGAGGTAGCTTTAGAAGGCTATGTTAATATCTTTGAAGATACTTTTAATAAAACTGTTGTACCATTACTATTTGAACTTAATGGTATAACTGATGGTCGTTATCCATCACTATCACACACAACTGTAGGAGACCCTGAACTCAGTATTATAGCTAATTACATTGAGCGGCTTAGGAAAGTTGGTCTATTACAGGATGTTTCTCCTGTTCTTGAACAATATCTAAAGGACTTAGCGAAATTCCCTAGAGGCGCAACATTAATAGATCAACAAGATCATTCTTCTGATCGCTACGAGCGGGCGACGCCGGAAGGTCAAGATAATAACAGTAACAGTAATAATAGTGATAATAGCCAAAATCAACGTAATAAGCCCAATAATCCTGCTGTCGATTCTACTAACGGTGATCGCCCTACCGATAATAACATTAATAGCATAGATCAGGAAGAGCAACTAGCACAAATGCGTCGTTTAGCACGAAAGGCATCTGATTAGTGGTAAAGCCCAGAATAAAGCCTGGAAAGAATAAAGTCTTAGTATGTCTATATAATCTAACTAATCCATACATTCATTTGCCAGATGAATATAAGAAGCCTGCCCTATCAGTAGCCGAAATCATAGATGGCAACGGCGCATTTATACAGGGCCAGAAGGTACTAGTTCCAACTAAGGCAGGACTAGATATCAGAGATGGGAAGAACAAACACAGGCTTATAAATATCAATGATATAGTAGCTAGTATTATCAATGAGGAGGGACAGAGTGGCAAATGCTCTGTATGATTTTGGCCGACAGGGTTTCCTAGAAGGCACAATTGATTGGGATACAGACACCATCAAAATTATACTAATAGACGCTGCTGATTATACTAAAGATCTTGTAAACCATGATAACCTAAATGATGTTCCGGTGGCAGCTCGTGTAGCGATATCAGCTGCTCTTGCAGGCAAGACAGTTGCAGCTGGCGTAGCTGATGCTAATAATGTTACTTGGTCTGCTGTTTCAGGAGACCAATCTGAACAAATCATAGGTTATAAGGATAGTGGCGTTGAATCTACAAGTCGTTTGATTTTCAACATTGATACAGCTACAGGTTTGCCGGTTACTCCTAATGGTGGCGACATAACTGTTCAATGGGATGATGGCGCTAATAAGATTTTTAAACTGTAATGTCTAAGCAAGAACTAACAATACGGCAAGAAGGCACTCACGTATATTTGCTTGTTTCAGGGCAAGCCATAGCTGATATACCTTGGGATGCTGCTCTTGAGCTAGCCAAAGCTATTTTCATACAAGCTAAGAAAGCCGAAGAGTTAGCTAAAGCTCTGGACATAGTACAAGACCAAGCTATTCTAATTCGTTCTGGCTTCCCTGTGAGTCTTACAGCTAACCCTGACATTAATGCTGAAGCTTTGAAAGAAGCCCAAACTAATAGAGATCTGAGACGCTATATACCGATACCTGGAATTCGCTCAGGTGAGAAGATGGGTATCCCGAATCTAATTCAGTCTAGGCCAGAAGAAAGAGAGTAAGATGGATTATTCTAACATGACACTGGAGCAGCTTGAAAAGAAGCAACAGGGCTTAGGTGACAAACAGGGTGACATAAGAACCGAGAAGGCTGCAATTCAGGATGCTATTGATGCTAGAGTTGCTGAATCTGAGGCACAAGCTATTATTGAGCGATCTTCAGAGAAAGTCTTACAGGAGCTACGTCGGCAGCTTAGCCTTATGCCGTCTGATATTGAGAACACTGATATTCCTTAAATATGAGACGTATCTTCCTGAATCAAGACTTACGTGGGCAGACGCTTGATGCTAGTCTTGAGTTAGATAGCAATGCCCGTGAATCATTCTTTGCAGATTGCCTGACAGATATAAACACACGCTTTATCGGCGATTGGCGAGGTAGTGATTTTTTCCGTCTTTCTGGCCCTGCTGATTGGTCGCAGGCACAAGTCTATGCCTGTTACTGGCGAGGTAATACTAATCTTAAAGGCAGTTTCTGGCCTGCAGATATTGGCTGGTTACATCATGAACCTGTTAGTGCAATTTTGCAAGGTTCGCCTGTTGCTATAGTTAGGAACGTAGGTAATTTTGTTCTTACAGGTGGCTATCGTCTAGCTTCCTGGGATACGTCAAAAACTGGCTGGTGGGATAACGCCAGTCAGAATATAAAGAATAAACGCATAGCTAACTTTCGAGCAGCTTTTGCTCCTTACCCAATTTTAGCTAATCGGTTTGAGGAGTTATTAGTTGCACTCCAGAACGGCTATGAATTATTTACAGGAACCAGCGGGCAGATGGCTGTCACATGGGGTGATGGTGTTACTATCACTATTGATGCTGATAACTTACCAGTGTTAGCTGATACTTCTCGCTATGCTCTTGCTCGCTGGGTAGAGTTGCAAGCAGGCCCTAGTCATCCTTGCTTCATTTACAGTATTGACCCTCCCCGACCTAGAGCACTTGTTCAGCCTGATGACTGGTTTCAGTCACCTTGGGGAGGCTTCTAGAGTCAATGACTAAAGAATGGGTCTTTCATTGTGGTTGGGAGCCTGGGAAGCTGCTTTTGGGTAATGTACTTTCTGAACAGCCATATACCTTTATAAATCAAGATTGTTGGAATCTAGGTGCGGGCTCACCAGCTATTCAAGATGCTGATGCAGGTGGGAATGTTCGCAGTGGCCGTTATGCTTGCGAGTGGCCTATTGCTGGGTTCGGTAAAGTAGCGTTTCAAAACCCTAATGCGGTGTTACCCAGAACTAAGAATTTTCTGTGGTACGTCCACGGCATCGATATGCGGGGATCAAGTGGTGGTGGTACGCCCCAGGGCGGTGATCGTTATATTCTTGCTCGCTACTGTGATAGGAATAGTGGCTCTTCTCTGCCAGGTACGTATTACTTTGGGTTAGAGATGGTCATTCAGGTTGTAGGGCCACCTAGACAAGTTAACTTTCGTATTGTCTATTTTAACAAGTCAACTGGAGCTTATGTAAATCCTACAGGCAGTACATCACCGAATTTTGTAGTGCCGACAGGTTGGTTATGGTTAGCTTTCCAGATTGACGTCACAAGTCAACAACATCGGTTATTTGTTAATGACGTTGGGGTAGGCTCAGGGCCTACAGCTTTTCCTGGCAGCATGGTTACAGAAGGCTATATCCTGCCAGATAATAGTTTCCAGGCAGGTAAAGGTGGGGATATCGGCCCTAGGATACACTATGACGATTGGGGTTCTTGTCAGGGAGATGATGCTATAAACGATCGGCCTACTGCTTCGACTAAGATGATTCTTTATCAGCCTAACTGTGATGTTGATGGATTTAGTGATTGGACTGGTGCAGGTGAAACTACACATGGGAAAAAATATGGCAACTGGGATGATGTGAATGATGATAACCCCGTTGACCCAGATTATAATGATCCTACGGCAGATGGGCAGAAGCAAGCAAGTAAGTTTGCTGATGAAGCTAGTGGGTTAGTCGAGGGAGCGCGCTTTCACTGGGATGATATCTATTCTGGCGTGACACCTGAAAATAAGCTAAGTGCTCGCTCAGATGCCGCAAGTTGGATAGAGCTTGCTAATCCGAGCAATGGGATCTGGAGGGCAGTGGGCCGAGAATGGCATGGACGTCAGATGAAAGTAAATCCAGAGGGCAACGGTTGGACAACAGCCCGATTTAATAGTTTAGAGGGAATGCTAGAGCAGATCCCAACAGGTGGTATAAATGTAGGAGAATTCTATGTTGTTGCTGTTGGTCAGAATCTTATTCGTCCAGCTAAGACTGTAACACCAGTACCTGCTTGTCCTGTAGGAGCTTTAATAATATCACCCTCTGGCATTGTGTCAGTTGAAACTTTCGGTACTTGTACTCTGTTGCCAGGCGCTGTAAGTATCTTACCTACAGGAATGGCTAGTGTGGAAGCTTTCGGTACTCCTCTATTAAATTATATCTTATCATTGTTAGGTATTACATCATCTGAATCTTTTGGAACAGCAATTATCCAGCCTGGCAATGTAAATATTATTCCAGCTGGGATTATTAGCAATGAAGTATTTGGTACTCACATTTTGCTACCAGGTACTGTAAGTCTCCTGCCTATAAGTATTATTAGCGAAGAGCTATTTGGAACCGCAGTTTTAGCCTTATATCTCAATCCGCCAAGTATCACTGCAGAAGAAGCATTCGGGACAGCTGTACTAACATCTATAGTCTATATCAGTCCTACGGCTATAAGCTCTGCAGAAGCTTTTGGTAATGCTACTATCATATTATATCTACTGCCAGCAGGGATTTCACCTGAGGAGCTTTTTGGCACACACCTGCTCAATCTTACTCTTCTGATATTGAGTATAACCTCAGAAGAAGCCTTTGGCTTATCAACACTTCACTTGATTCTATTCCCGACTGGGGTGGTAAGCTCTGAAGCATTTGGTACAGCAATTATTGTTCTTGGTCTATTTACTATCTTCCCAGATGCAATAGCTTCCCAAGAAATCTTTGGAGCAATACAGCTTGTTCCAGGCTCTGTTATTATCTCTAATGCTGGTAATATTGCAAGTCAGGAAACTGTTAGCAATCCCCAGTTAAATCTATTTCTTACGCCAACTGGTATACTCACAAATGAAGCTTTTGGTGTAGTAGTAGTTCTAGTTACTTTACCTATCATATCACCTGCAGGCATTTCAACTGCTGAGGCATTTGGAGTTATAGTTATCGTAGGTGGTGTGTTAACTGCTCTGCCTTTAGATATAACTGTAGTTTTATATCCTGGTATCTTGACGGTTGGTCTCGAAAGGGCTATTATAGATATAACTACGCATTTAGGTGTTGGTGATATAATTAAGCATTTCGGTTCTGTGGATATAGCTAAATACTCAGGTGTTGCAGAGATAACTAAGCATAAGCCTATTAGTATTATGGATATAACTAAATATTCAGGTATTATGGATGCCATAAGACAGTCTGGAAATACAGACATTGTTATGCACATAAGCACTATAGACATAACTAAGCATTGGAACGCTTTAGATATAACCAAACTCTCAGATGTTAGTGATATAGTGATAGAGATTAATTAATATGCTTACATGGTTTAAAGACGACAGGCTCCCCAAATTTCAATTCACAGTTAAAGATGAAGATGGAGTTGTTGTAAATTTATCTAATCCTGATGCCACGGCTGCTGTATGCCTAATACGAAAAGAAGATGCAGTAGCTGATGTGTTCTCAGGCGCAGGTACCAATGCTACGTTTATTGATAAAACAGTAGGCCGTGTAGATTATCTTATGCCTACTGGCGGTATTGATGCGATAGGTATCTACTCTGGCCAGCTTAAATTTACGTTTGCTGATGGCTCTCAGCATACTGAGCGTTTTCAGTTTGAGGTTAAAGCAAGGTTAGGCGCGTAATGCCTGTTAGCGAACGCCAGAGAAAACTTATGTGTGCTGTCTGTGGTGATAAAGTTAAGCTTAAGCCTGAACAGACTATACCTGATAAGCCTACTGCTTGTGAGATGTGTAGAGCTGAGATTAAGAAAGTTAATCGACCAACTCGTGCTTACTTAATTAAATTAGCAGAGTTATTAAAGACACATCTTCCGCCTTATGCTGTACGATTAGCAGTTAAACAAGCACGAAGTCATGCTGGAGGAAAGATGATGGGTCAGATTACTCGTGTTGCTCAACAAGGCCAGATAACTAAAAAGGTGCTATCAAGTCAAGAACGTAAACAACTACCAAGAACTGCCTTTGCCATACCAGAACGTAGGGCTTATCCAATACATGATGAAGCTCATGCTCGTAATGCTTTAAATCGTGTATCTCAGTTTGGTTCTGAGTCTGATAAAAAGCGTGTTATAGCAGCAGTAAGACGCCGTTATCCAAAAATAGATATTTCTAAAACTGAAGTTATCAAATCAACGGGAGATAAATTAGACAGAGATATTGTTGGCTACAGAGACGCATCTCTAGAAGAAAAACAGGGTGGGTTTACTTGTGTTACTTGTAACTTATTTCAGTTTGATGGGAATACAGGCTCTTGCTCAGTTGTCGAAGGCGATATTCAGTCAGATGATATTTGTGATCTATGGCGTCCTAGCGAATATTATACAGGCATAGTAACTCATATGATGAAGTCTCAGCCTGATATAGATGATATACATGTAGACGGCTTATTGAATATAGATGAACTCTGTAAGTTTGAATCTCCAGATGACTTAGAATAATGCTTCCAGTAAGACGATTTTATTTAGAACGCCATACTGATGAATCAGGTGTATCTGGTACTGGCAAGGTTGCTACTGGCTGTCAATTTCCGTCAGGTAAATGCTATCTTGAATGGCTTGTTTCTCCACGGTCAGCTACTATGCATGATAATATGGATGCAATGATGCAGGTTCATGGACATAATGGAGCGACAGAGTTAGTATGGATTGACCCCGCTCAAGAAATTATTAAAGGCGACTGGGAGAACAAACACATGCCGGAGAGAAACCGGACATATACAGCTATTTGGTCTGCTGTACGCTCTGGTAAGATTAAGCGTGGCAAGTGTCGTGTTTGTGGTGCTACTAAGACACAAGCACATCACTACGGTAACTATTCAGGTACTAAAGGTGTAGTGTGGCTTTGTGATAAGCATCACAGAGCAGCACATGTTAGACTTCGGAAGGCTCATAAAAATATCTCTAAGAATGAAGTTATAAAAAGTGATAATTCTAAACATATAGTATATATGATAGCAGCGAAGCCCAATGAACTCGATACGGATTCTCAGTGGTGGCTTCCAGAAGATATAGAGGTTCTAGCATGGAGGTTCTTGATAAATTATAGACTTCAGCAAGCTGATATATTTGAGGAACATACTCAGAAGCGACCTGATATATTTTTAGTTGAAAGTTATGTAGCTCCTACGTCTTTTATGATTACAGACTCAAAAGGTCAAGAACGTACTGTAACACAAGGAACATGGATAGTGGGATTTTGGATTCCAAGTGACGAAACATGGAATAAAGTTTTACAAGGTCAGATAAAGGGTGCTAGCCCAAGAGGCCCAGGTCAAATAGTATCTGGTGAACTACCGGCTAACTAGACTGATTCTTATATTTCTTATATATAGTAAATACCCGTTGTCTAGAAAGACTGATATCTTTTCGATTTCCTATACGTCCAAATGACCAACCATCATTTCTAAGTTGTACAATAAGTCTGTTGCGTTCTATCATCCAAGCTTCTTGGTGATCATTGTTGTGAAACTGTTGACATTTATCACAATCAGTAGTCATCTGTACAAACCTCAGCTCTCATATCCTATTATAGCGGCTTAAAAGGCCATCGTCAATAGGTAACTTACGTTAATTTAGACTAATCGGCTTTATGTCTCTTGACTTTCAATCAGATTTAAACGATGCTATAACTTAGGAACAACTCATATGGTAGATACTAATAACGTAATACAAGCTCTGCGAAGTAGGATTCGTATTCCTGGTCGTATCGAGAACGTCAATCCATTTGATCTAACCATTACAAGGATGCCTGCAAATAAGGAGGATATTCTAATGACTAAGACTGCAGAACCAGTGGTCTACGATTTCTCAAAGGCTACAGATGAAGCGAAGACTGCTTTAGCACTTTCTTATCAGGTAATTAAGTCAGCGCTTGATGTTATGCCTGACGAGATCAAGGATTTTTATGAGTCTGCCCAAAAAGAGCTAAACTTGGAAGCCATCATTAAATCAGCCCAAGATGCTGCTGATAAGGATAAGGATGGCGAGGATAGTGATAAGGACAATGACAATAAGGAGTCAGAAGCCCTAGTCGAGATTGTTAAGTCTGCACTTCCTGGTGTTTTTGAGACTGTCATTGCTAAGACTACAGAACCTCTCTTAGCTGAGATTAAGAAGTCTCAGGATCGTATCGATGAGCTAGAGTCTCAGCGGACTCGTGATGAGTTACGCCAGACTGCTCAAACACTTACTGCAGATGGTAGTCAGCCCTCAGATGGGTTTGTTACTCAACTTGCTCTTATTCAGAAGTCTATGACTCCTGAGCAGTTTAAGACATATCTTGAAGGACAGCGTTCTCAGATTGCGATGATTCAGAAGTCGCAGTTATTTGAGCGTCAGTCTAGTCCTATCGCTACAGCTCCAGGCTCAGCTTATGAGGAGCTGGAGGTCATTGCTAAGAGTATTCTCGAAAAGTCTGAGGTTAAGGACTTCAGTGCTGCTTGGGAATCTGCTATTCACCAGAATCCTAACCTTTATGCGCGATATCAGACTGAACAAGCTAAGGCTGTTTCTGTATAAACTAATATAGGTTATAAGTTATAAGTCTGGAGGATTAACAAATGCCAGGACAAGCAGGTGGAAATCTTATCACACTTCCTGCGTCTGCAGATCTAAGCGCATCACAGTTTTGTGCTGTAAAAGTAGACTCCAATGGTCAGGTTGCTTTAGCTCAAGGTAATGCAGCTATCCCTGACCAAATTATTGGCATTTTACAGAACAAGCCTGCTGCTGCAGGACGACCTGCTGTTATTCAAACCAATGGCGTTTCTAAGGCAAAGGCAGGTGGTGCCTTAGCAACGATTGGTGTTAAGGTATCTTCTACTGCAGCGGGCGAGTTAGTTGCAGCAGTTACCACTGATATTATTGTTGGTGTGCTTTTAACTGCCGCAGGTGCTGATAATGATATTGTAGATGTTGTTATTCAAATTGGTGAAGTTACAGTAATGTCATAATTGTTCTAACTATCTTAGTCTGATAGATATACAATTAAGTAAGTGAAGTGAGGTAGAGAAAAATGCCAGGATATCAGCCAGATGTCGGAGATGTCCATGTTGATGCGCTTTTAACCAATATCTCAATTGGTTATCGCAACAAGCGTTATATCGCACAAGATATCTTTCCTATTGTTCCAGTAGGAAAGCAGTCAGATATCATTCCACGATTTGACAAAGATAAGTGGTTTAGAGAGCAGATGAAGGTACGTGGCCCAGGAGCACCTGTTGCCACCTCTGGTTACACAGTTGATAATACTCTTAAATTCTTCTGTGACAACTTTGCTCTCGGTAAGGAAATTCCTGACGAGGTTCGACTAAATGCAGATCAACCTTATGACCTAGACCGTGATGCAACCATGTGGCTAACCGAGATGGTTCAGCTGCATTGGGAAAAGAAGTTTGCGGCTGATTTTTTTGCTACTGGCAAGTGGGGTACTGACTATGCAGAAATAGCAGCATGGGATAATTATGCATCTTCTGATCCTATCGTAGATATTCGTACTATGCGGGCTAATGTTCTTGCTAAGTCAGGCCAGCCGGCAAACTTACTTGTTACAAATAACAAGGTTATTGATGTTCTTCTTGATCACCCCATTCTAGTTGAGCGTGTTAAGTACACTGGCGGACAAGTTACTGAAGCTCTTATTGCTCAGCTTGCTAGATTAGAGAGAGTGCTGGTCGGTGATGCAATTGAGGCAACTGCACTAGAGGGTAATGCTACTCAGACTTATGCGGCTATGTGGGGTAAGCACGCTCTTGTGTGCTATGTTCCGCCTTCTCCTGGCCTATTTACGCCAACAGGCGGCTACACATTTGTATGGCGTCCTCTTGTCGGTGGTGGAGCAGCTCCGTGGTTTATACGTCGTATTCGTGATGACAAGCTTCGTAAGGATACTATCGAAGTTCACACTTACTATGACCAGAAGCAAGTTGATGCAGAGATGGGCCAGCTTGCTCTTAGCGTTATTAGCTAACAGATATATAACTAGGGGTTAGTTATGTCAAGAGGGTATGCTGTCTTTCACGAAATGCACTACGACTACCGCAATTTAGAACGTGGTGAGTATGTAGAGTTAGAATTCGGCATACAGAAGAATGATAAGTCCCTCTTAAATATTGGCTATATTAAAGAACATGATGGTGATAACTTAGAATCCTGCCTTAGATGTGGAAAGAAGTTTGTGGATAGCTTTTTTCTCAGGCATCACGAGGAGACCTGCCCAATGGTTGATATAGAAATTCCACAAGCGTCTGGGCAGGAATCTGAGCAAGAACCAGTTATAGTGACCTCTGGTGGACTTAGTATCGCAGAACGAGCTATGGCTGCTAGAGCTAACGAGAATGAGAGTTAATTATGGCTGCTGGAGCTGCACATCCAAGTGGACGATCTAAGGGGGCGCAAGCGGCAGATGGTGGTTTTATCTCTAAAAATGGCATAGCTACTATATGTGAAGAAGTCACAATTGCTGAAACTACAGGAGCTGGTACATATTCAGGTTCAGTTGATATACCAGCTGGTGCAACTATTCTTGATGTTAAAATTAGGAATACTGCTGCATGGACTGCTACTACATCAGCAACACTAATTGCTGGTGATACCGAAGACCCTAATGGTTTCTACGATGCTATTAACCTTAAGGCTACTGATCTTGTTGTTGGTGAAGAATTAAACTTTGAGAATTTAGGTGGTAAGCCTGGAGTTTATCTTGTTGCAGCTACTGGACATCGTGATGTATATCGACCATCAGCAACTAAAGTTACAGTAGAAGTAATTACAGTTGGCGCTGCAGGAAATGCAGGTCGTACTCGTATGTTAGTCATATATGCAGCACCTGCAGCTATTGTTCGTGCAGCGACTAAAGTTTAAAGAATAATAAGCGGCTATATGCCGCAAGTGGCAGTAATGCTGAACTAGCGGCTCGTGTTCTATGGGCCGCTAGTAGTTTAGAGAGAGAGATAGAATGCTTGATGAAACTGAGTCTCAGTCAGAGGAAGTACAGCCTGATGAGGGACAGCCTGAAGTAGAGGCACTTGAAGAAGCTGTCTGGGAACCTACGGGCGGTGGCTGGTACGAGAATTCTATAACAGGTGAGCGAGTTAGAGGTAAAAAGAATATTCCTTTTGGAACATTACTTACAACAAGTGCTTCTGAGTCTTCTGAAGAGACTCGTACTATGTGCAGCGTCTGTAACCGTGTTACACTACACATTAATAAGACTTGTCGAGTCTGCGGTGAGGTAAATGCCTAAAAAGCCAGAAGAGTCTAAATCAGTACCTGTAGGAATAGAAGCACATCACTGTTCACAGTGCAATCGTTCTAATGAGCATTTGCTGTTTGAACACCCTGACGGTTTTATAATGCAATGCTCTAGCTGTAGTTATCAATTTGTGGATGTACGAAATCAGGAATCAGAATCAGTTTCCAAAGTAGAAGTAGAGAGTGAGTCTGATGCCAACTAATCTTCTACATGGTAGTAAAGTAACAGTCTATGCTGGTGCGGCTCGAACGGCTACTCCTGCAGTAGCTGAATTTCTTGTTGCTGATCGTGCAATCCGTGGTATTATGATTGCAGTGAATGTTACAGCTAATGCTGCTACTCCTAGTGTTGTTCCCACACTGAAAATAAAGGTAGATGGTACATGGGTAACACTAAAGGCTTTTACAGCTATTACTAATATAACAGGCAATGGCTTATATCTCTATATTATTTACCCAGGTATTTCTGATTTAGGGCTCTCAGGTATCGTTATTGATGAGGTAGTCGCATATCCTATTCCCACTAATTTTGAATTCTCTATGGTTCATGCTGATACGGATTCTATTACTTATGCAGTTAATCTTGAGTGTTTAAGATAACATGGCTAACTTTGAGAAAGACTCAGGCGATATTCTCAGCATGGTCAGTATGCTTGAGAGGCATCTGATTCGTGATGGGTTTGATTCTACAAGTAAGCCTAGTATAGAACAAGTAGAAGAAGCACTTGAGACAACTGAGCAAGAAATCTTTATATGGCTTGCTGCTGAAGGATACTCAACAGATATAGCTGATTACTCAGCTTTAGCAAAGCAATTTATCTCTTGGTATGTATCATTAGGAGTAGCATATAGATTGGAATTGTCTCAACCTGGAATTCAATCTAGTGCTCGTGGTAATAGTAGGTGGAGTGTTCTTTATCAACAGTACACTAGCCTAAAAGATATAATAGCAGGAGCAGCACTTACTCGTTTAGGTGTTATACAAACTGTGGCTGCTCGTTCTATTTTGACAGGTGTGAGTATAGCTGATAAAGCTACATTAACTGAAGATTCAGATGCTGTCCAACCTCAATTCACCCGCGAGTTAATGCGTAATCCTAATCGAGCTGGCTCAACGAATACTCCAACAATATAGTAATGGCTGCAGCATTTAAAGAGGTTCTGGACGCTCTGTATGATCTATTAGATGCACAAACAGCATTTAAATCTAAGGTGGGTAAAAATGACTTTTCTAAAATATATGATACGGGTGATAGTTGTCTTATTCTGCGCCCTAGTAGTTTTACCTCTACAGATGATGCCTTCGGTGGTGTCTACGCTGTAGTATGGGATATCATCGTAGAGATATATGAACCGTACAGATCAAACATTGGTGATGTATTAGCAAGTCTTATAGATAACAGAGATATTATTATAGACTTAATTCAACAAAAGATGTATTTAGGTAAAGGCCAGGGAAACTCTATTAAGATACAGGCAGCAAATGTCGTACAAGGTGGTGAACTAACAGCTATTCTTGCTGATGATGGCGAAATGATCACTCACTTAATGTTGTCTGTGTTGATTAGAGTAGATCAATTAAGAACTGTAGTATTAGAGACATAAGATGACTATAGAAGTTCAAATATCTCTTACAGGCTTTGACAATGCTATGCGCCGTCTGCGCTTACTAGATAGACCAGAACGCTTAGTTCGTGGAGCTAAATTCTTTGCTCGTAAACGATTTGAAGATACGGGTGTTGAGCTTATTAGAAAGAATGCTCCCTGGGATACAGGAGAATTAGCAAACAGTGCAAGGTTAACAGTTTTTGAAACGCCAGATAGTATAGAAGGTTCACTAGTTCTAGATGTTAAACATGCTAGATGGGTTGTTCGTGGTACTGGCATATATGGGCCTCAGCAGCAACCTATTGTACCTACTCAAAGAAAGTTTATGGTTTTCTATTCTACTAAATTAGGCNGGGTTATACGTGCCAGGAGTGTTAAAGGGCAACGTCCTAATCCATTCTTGAAGAATGTAATGAGTATTCTTAGACAGAGACTAATGACTACACTTCCTATTGATATTCGTAAAGATATAGAAATTGCAGTGAAAGAGGGTGCCTAATGGCGTCTCCAAGAATTGCAGGCAAAAATGCAAGGTTATATGTAGCTGATGTTCCATTATATCTTGATGCATTTGAGGCTGAAGACCAGATAGAGTTAAACCTTGAAGATGGTACACCATTTGGTGCTGACTGGCGTGAGATGACTCTTATTGATGGACAGATATCTTTTGCTGTTAATGCATTCATGGATACTAAACGACCTCCTGATTTTACTGCTGATTATGTAACTGATAGGGCTTATTGGGATACTGCAATAGATGGTTCAAATAATATTAAGGCTAATCCTAATGTTCCTGTGATATTTGTGCCTGGAGCTGCTGCTGCTAGAGGAGATCCCGCTAAATTCTTAAATTCTATTCTTGGTTCTCTTGCTATAAATACTCCGAGGTCTGGTCTAGGTAAATTACGAGGTAGGTTTGCAGCATCAGGTCAATATGGTAATGGCTTTATTATCGCACAAGTAGAACAGTCATTCCCTACTGGTGTGACTCTAATACCAGCATCAGGCGGTACTGATATAAAGGTTGCTGGTACAACAGGAGTAATGGCTGCTATATGTGTATATAAGAAATCAGCTGGAGCCACGTTTACTATCAAAGTACAGGATTCAACTACATCAGGTGGAGCATATGGAGATGCAATAACGTTTGATGCAATTACTGCTGTTGCAGCGCAGTTTAAGAGAGACTTATCAGATGCGGGTAAACAATTCCACCGTGTCTCTGTAAATAATGCTGGTTCGGCTGAAACACTTGGTTTAATCATTGTTTCGACTAATATATAGCTAGGAGGTAATATAAGAAATGGCTAGTACACGTATTGTTGGTAAGGATGCAGTTTTCAAGGTTGCTGCTGATACAGGTGCAGTTGTAGATATCTCAGCAGATGGTAATGAGATAACTTTAAATCTAGAACTTAACAATGAGGATGGTACTGGCTTTGGTGTAAGCTGGAGAGAGTTTACACTAATCGATGGTACATTCTCTATTGATTATGCTTCTTGGTATGCCACGGGTACTGGTGTCATTGATGAAGTTCTAATGGGTGGGCCTACTATGGCTACACTGTTTGCTAAGAGACTATTTGAATTTCATCCTAATGGTGTAGGGCCATCTGCTACTAAGCCTAAATATTCTGGCTCTGTTTTCTTGGCATCTGCTCCCATCTCTGCGAATCGTAGTGGTATTACTACTATGCGAGCGCGCTTCAGCGGCGCGTCACAACTTGCAAGGGCGGTGGCCTAACATGACTCAGGAACCAGCTGAATATTTAGAAACAGAAGATACTGTATCTATGACTATAGATGGTATAGCATATATTCTTGCACGAGAGATAACTGGTGAGCAATATTTGATCCTGCAGCAGAAATCCATTAAATCTGCTAATGGCGTACCTACTGAGTTTCAATCAGATGATAGACCATCCATTACAATAGATAGCGATCAGTATAACCACTGGAATCTTATTCTCAGATTAATAGAACCTGATTTAACACCTGAGCAAGTTAAAGCTTTAAAACGCAAGATATATCATCCTTTGGCTCTTCTTGCAGCTCGATTAGATGCTGAGGAAGCGAGAAGCATTAGTGATTTTTTAGTCGCCAACTCACAATGCTTCCGAATGTCGGGATCGACCTTGGAACCCTTCTTAGACTCCCTTCAGGTTACATCAGAAGCCTCGGAAGAATAGCAGCTCAACGCATTTCTGATGATTTATTCAGACAGTCTCTTAATGAGGCTGATTCTGATGTAGTTTCACGTTCTTGGGGTGGGTAATTCTTAATTCTCAGGATTTAAAGGCTCTTTAAGATTTAAGATTTAGGATAGTTAAATGGTTCAATCAGCTGGTGGTGGTAATTTAGAGCAGGTTCAGATTAATCTGATTATTAATACTATTGCTCAAATGCAGCAGCTGCGTCTATTTACTACTGAATTAGAACGCTTGGGTGAACGTGTCCAACAGAGAAATCCTCTAGGTCAATTTACAAAAACTACTCAAGAACAATTTAGCGAATTACAACGTTCAGGTCGTGACTTAAGCCAGACTTTGCAAGAAGGATTTGGCCCTCGATTTATTTCCAGTACAGGCCAAGCTAACTCAGCTCTTATCCGTATTGGTAGCACATTCGGGGTCTTTAGTGCTAAAGCACAGGCTGCTGGCCAGATTAGTAGTGCTCAAGCTGCTAACTTTCAACAATTATCAGGTCAAATAACTGGCATAGGTGTATCAGGTCAGGCTTCAGCAGCAACACTTCAAGCTTTAGTAAGTAGACTCAGCCAGATATCAGCAACGAGCATGGTTGGTCGTTCTGCGATTAATGCCCTAAATGCTGAATTGATGGGATTACAACAACAGATTCAGCGTGTTGGGATAGAGCGTAATCTAACTCAACCTCTTACTGGCGCTGCAGCTGCAGGCCAAGGCTTATTACTAAGCTTCTCTATTTCTCAAGCTATAGCTGGTAGACTATCAGCTGCGTTGTTTGGTCTTGGTTTTGCATTAATTTTCACTAAGACTGGCTTCTTAAATCTCACTACAGTTGCAGTAGCTCTTGCTGCATCTCTGGGCACATTAGTATTAGATAAATACGCAGGTAGTCTTTTCAAGAGTACATCAGAATCTGAGCGTCTTGCTGACAGTCTAACTAAAGCAAATGAGAGATTAGAAGAATTTAGAAATAAGTTAACAGCAGCTCAGGCTTTAGCTGATTTAGGTATATCTGATCCATTAGAGTTGTTAGGAGAAAGAGATGTAGGAGATTTAGGGAATAAAACTCTAAAGGAAATTCGCGCGACTATAACTGCTAATGTAGTTGAAATAAGAGAATATAATAGAGGCATAATCGAATTAGCTCGTTCAGGAGAAGACATATCTCTGGTTTTTAGAAAAGAAGCTGAGGAGTTAAGAGAACTACAAGCAGAACTAAATAAGTCAGCTTCTTTTACGGATAATTTTAAAACAGCATTAAAGGGTGTTATAGGATTAAAGTCACCATTTAAGTTTGAAAAACCTTCTACAGATGTTTTTGAGGACTTTGTTTCTCGTATCGATGGTCTAATGGCAGAAGCTCGTATTGCTTATGAAGATGAAGTAGCTAACATCACTAGAGAATTTGAACAGGCTGATCAATTAAAGATAAAGCTAAAGCCAATTAAGATAGAGCGTCAGAGACTAGAGACTACTTTTGACATCCAGACTGATGTAATTCAAAGAGAAGTAGAGCGACAAGCTAATATAGTTCGTGAAGTAACAGAAGGTCAAGTTGATGCTCGTCGTCGTGCATTAGAGACTGAAACAGATATTATTCGTCAAAGTTATGATGATCAGACAGACACTATTCGTCAAAGATTAGAAGATCAGCTTAGTGCTTTAAGAGATGCTGATGATAAGCGTATTGATGTTATCCGTGATGCTCTAAATGAAGAGATAGAACTATTACGTGATCAATCTGAAATACGCATTGATACTATTAGTAAGAATGCTGAAGCTGAAATAGATGTTAATAAAGATCGTATTTCTAAGATTCGAGAACAGGAGCGTGAATTAACAAAAGTCTTATCTGATTTACGAAGTAAGCGTGAGGAAGTCCGTGCAGATATTATCGGCCAGGAGGCGATGCTTGCTGCTATAGAGCGAGATGCTAGAGCATCTGGTGTTATGGCTCTTGAAGAGCAAACATTAATCCGTGCTCGTATAGAAGGCCTTCAGGCTGAGGATAATGCACTTTCTAATACTATAGCTGGACGTGAACAGGCTCTAAATGCAATTCAAAACCAGATTAATTCTATAGAAAACCTAATTAACAAAATAGAAGAAGCAAGGGATCAGGCTATTAAGGCTGCCCGTGATGAAGCTGAGGCTCGCCAGAAGGTAGTACAAAATGCAGCGGATAACGAAATTAAAGCAATACGTGATGTTGCAAATCAGCGAGAAAGGGATGCTCGAAGAGCTGCTGATACTCAGGTAGAACAAGTAAATCGTGCTCGTGATGCTACTATACGAGCTGCACAAGATTCTGCAAACGCTGACATTAAAGCGATACAGCAAGTTGGAAGTGCTCGTATTACCGCTGTGCGTAATTCTGGTCAAGTAATAGAGGGTATATTACGTAAACAGCAAGATATTCAGGGTGTAATTCTTGATCAACAAGAAGAGGAAATACGTAGAGCTGATAGATTAGCACAAGCAATTGACCCAATTGTGAGGGCTTATAGAGAGTTACTAAAGATTCGGGTTGTTACTTCTATTATACTTGGAATACCATTACCATCTCTTCCGTCTACTATTACAGATGTTCCTGGTACGTCATTTCTCCCAAGGTTACCTAGTCGTCAGCTGGGCGGTATAGTTCCTGGGCCTATAGGACAACCTAGACTTATTAAGGCTCATGGTGGGGAAGAGATACGTCGTCCTGATCAGCAGAATCTTTTGCCTGCAGGTAGTGTCTCAATTATTATTGAAAATCTAAATGTTAATGACCCATCTGATCTTGACCGATTTGAGCGAGTTATTAATAATGCTATTGGTCGTAAAACTAAGCTAGCTATCCGTTCTAAGAAACATATGTCGAGGTAAAATGACTGCTGTACTTAAAATTCAATCTGGGAATACTACTAATACTGATATAGTTGACTTTATCACATCAGGTACGACTTATGTTCTGCTTGAGAATGGTGTTTCTATACCAATACCATCAGTAAAGCGTGCTATGTCTGCCAGTTCTGGCTTCAGAGGCGAACGTATACTAAGTAAACATTACTCTAACAGAGAAATAGAGATAAACTTTGATATTAGGGCCAATAGTCACGACCAGCTACTAGAATCAGTTAGGAAAATACAAAGGCTCATAGATAGAGCTATTGAGAATACTCGAACTGGGCATGGCGAAAAGATATATTTAGAGTATAAACTGAACAATGCTACAAGCTCAGTGTATTTTGATATCCTTGATGGTTCTCTTGCAATTGGTGATACTGCAGATGTTACTGTACATAGAGATAATAAGTTACGTGGTAACAAGCTAACTCTGATATGTGAGCCTTTTGCTCGTGGGGCTACGGCTCCTGTCAAACTAAGAAATCTGTTAGTGAATCCAGGTTTTGACTGGAATCCAGGTGAGTCAGCTCTGGATTCCAGTGGTCGTTATTTTATAACAATAGATGACAATACTAAGTATCTGAGCCATGCAACGGCGAGTAACTTTAAGCCAACAGGTACTGCTCCTAACTTTTTAACTTGTGGTTGGTGGATTAAGCGCGGTGCTACAGGTGGCGCAGGCGATGATGTCATAGCTATATGTGGTGATACAACTCCAGCCTGGAAGTTATGGATAGATGCAACTCATGCTCTTCGTTTCTCCTGGTGGGATACTGGTAGTACTGAGCATAATATAACAGGCTCAGGCGCTTTAGTATTAGGAAGTGGCCCTCATTTGGTAAGTGTCTGTATGTACAGCACGAATGGTACTGATATTGTTGCTATACTGGTAGTTAATGGTAAAGTTGTAGGCTCTGATCGTGTTGCTAGTCCATTAGCGATGAGAACACCTTCTGGTGCTTACAAGGTTGGTCAGCAAAACTCAACTAACTGGTTCGAAGGTAATATTTATAGTGGTTTTGTGCTAGTAAATATGGCTGTCCTACCATTTCAACTCACTGATATTTTTCTGTACGGACTAGATCATTTTACAGGCAATGGGCCATTTGGAGAGGCATATTGGGCACTTGATTCTGCTTATCTCAAGGGTCTATGGATGATTGATCCGGCAGATGATGTGCTTGACCAATCTGGCAATGGCAATACTTTAATAGTTAATGGCTCGCCCGCTAGAACTTGGACAGAACGTAAGCCTAAAGGTTGGACGTTAGGAGCTGCTTTTCAAGCATCAATTTCATCTGGTCTAGTGTCAGTAGGCAGCAAGCATGGAGCGTATAGTATTTACTTTTGGGAGGCTACCGGCACAGCTACTATGACAGTGGAACAAACTGTTAATGTGCCAGTAGGAACTACTGAGTTAACTTTAGTTGTATGGCTTAAAAGAGTCCTGTTTGCAGGATGGGCGTCAAAGATAGAGATAGAATGGGAAGGCTCCACTGATACTATTGAACTGACTGGAGCCGCAGCCTGGCATCAATATTATAAAACCAAGGAATCTGGGATTGGTACTTCAACGACTGTTAAGTTTAAATACACGATTGCGGCTTCTACTAGTATCCAAATAGATTCTATAATGATATTACCAGGCAAACCATTCGGGTCAGCTCTGACCTGGACAGAGAAAACTGCGCCTTATCTACCTTATATTGGCTCGTCAAGGATGCGTAATACTTTTGATCTCACAGGTACTGATATCAGAGTTCCAGTTCTTGAAGTAGCTGAGATACCTGGAGATATAGATGCCTCTTGCCGAGTTATTTTAGAAAACTCAGGTGCTGGGGTTAATTTAGGGCCAATACGAATAGGTTTCACAGGTGCAATATCTCAACCCTGGGCATCCAGATTTGAATGGCGCTTGAATTCGTTCGTGCCATTATGGGATAATGATACAGATATAGTAGCCATAGGTTCTGATCCTGTTGTGCGTTCTAGGGCTGAGACAATTCTTAAGGACAGAATTGCTATTCCATTAGGCAGATTATTCCCAGTGCCACATATACAATCAGGTTCTTATAAAGCTTTTATTTGCGTCCAAAGTGAACTAGATATGATATCACTCCTAAGACTGCAATCTCAGATGGCTAAGATACCCCTAACGTTTGATCCTATTAAAGATATCAATGCTGCCTCCAGCACATTACATTTAGTAGATGGTGGTATTCTAACATGGCCTCCCGATATAGGCGTTAGTTTAGCTCGAACTGGCTTTTTTACATCTGTACCTAGAAATGCTAAGAGTGCTCAGTATACGCCAAAATTACTAGTTTCTAACATAGCAGATGTTGAGATTGCAGCTCCTAATATTAGTTATGAATGGCTTATACTTATTCCTGTAGATGGGGGATTTGCGATAGCCCAGCCTGCTAATGCTAATCCTGAAAGTGCCTTATTGCCTAACGAAAGATTAGTTATTGATACTATAGATGAAGAGTCAACTCATGTAGGCTATCTATCTAAGAGAACGACTTATAATATTACGAAATATAATGAATTACTGTCTACGGAAAGTTCTGACTTACCTATTTTTTCATCTGGCTTCTATCTACCTACTGGTGTAACAGGTGAAAGTATGTTCGTTGCTCATGTATCTACTCCAGGCAGTTCAGATGAGCCTTTCGGTTCCTTCATCCCTACTACGACATTTGATATGTGGCTAGAGTATATGCCTAGATATCTCTATGTCTAGTTTAATTATTGTTCTAACTAACAAAGCTAACAGGAGTAAACAGATTACTCCTGTAATAGAAGATATTACTCGCAAGGTATCTAATGTTAGATTTGGCTCGTCTCTTGGGACTGGTTTCTCAGCCTGTGAACTTGATATTGCTATGCCATTTACTAAAACTAGAGAGTGGTATGAGCGATATTTGTTTTACGGTATTAACATTTATGAGGCTGATGAACCAGTATGGGAAGGCCGTATTGAAGCTATAAGGATAACTGATGAGGGTATAAGTCTTACCTGTAATGGTTATTGGTCAAATCTAGCTGATCAAAGACTGTATTCTTTCTGGGCTGATAACCGGATGGATGCGTGGAAAACTCCCATAGAAGGTGCGGGTAACATTTCTGATGAAATTGGGCTTACTAATCTGATCAATCGTAGGGGCTGGATTTCAGTTGAGCGTGCCCTATGGGGATTTGGTCATAAAAGAGGTCTGGATTATGCTGAAGGCGAAAGGGTGGCAATCTACTATAGACTTCCACGTGTAGATAATCTATCAGATAAAAGGATTTTTCAGCCTAATACTATTCACTCTATACAATATCAATGGGATAGAAGTTCACCCATACCATCAGGGTTTACACATAGAATTTGGACAGCTCCATATGATAAAAGTACATCATGGACTGAGAAGGACGCGACTAGTCCTGTTCTTGATTCTCCTGGTGTAAAAACTGTCAATTTGGCTGCTAATGGTGATGTAGTACAGGCAGTCGCATTCGGGTATCAAATAGTCTCCCCTGGTATTACAGACTATCCAAATGATGATGGACATGAGCGTATGATATTCACTAATGTTACTATATGGGCAGAAAGAGATGCAGCTCGTGGTCAAGCCAATGAGAATACAGCCCGTAAGATTATTACAGACTTGCTATTAGGCAATAGTAATGTCAGTGTTGATTCAAAAGGAAATCAGATATCGGATGACGCGCTAGATATCCAAGATAACGATGTAGAAGTTATTCCTGCTGTTTTTGCAGATGAATCATTACATGATATCATAAATAAACTAGTGGGTTATGGTATTGGTGTAGAGACTAACCTGGTTAATAATCCAAGTCTAGAAATAGACACAGCAGGCTGGACAGACGAAGCTGGTGGTGCCATAACTCGTGATACTACTACGGCTATAAAAGGTTCAGCCTCAGCAAAAGTTGCTATAGCTAATGCTGCTGGTGAAGGCTTTATTATTAAGAGGCGAGACACTACACGCATTCCAGTTACAGGAGATAGACATTATACTTTTTCATGCTGGGCCAAGTTGGACGCTGGCATTGCTAAAGCTTTCTTGGTGACTATGCGTTGGTATACAAGTGGTGATGTAGAAATAAGTGCATCATCAACGATTGCAGCAATCCAGACTGGCACTGTCTTTGGTAGAGATGTAAAGCTTATTAATTCAAAGTCACCATCGAATGCAGCTAAAGTACAACTTGAATTAGTAACACAATCAGCAGGTGGAGCATATAATTTATGGGCAGATGGTGTTATGTTTCAAGAGTCTGAGAGACTAGAGCCCTACATAGATGGGAATGAAATAGAAGGAATCTGGTCTGGCGACGCACATAAGTCAACATCGTTAAAACTACTACCTGCTAATTATGGTGTATTTGGACGCAGGCGATTACATATAAAGCCACGAGATAGAGAGAACATAAGATGGGTTATTCCTCTATCAGCTATAACAGATAATGGTTTAAGCTTAGAGCGTACAGTAGAAGAATTCTGGGTTCGTGTCTGGAGTAGATTTAACGAGTCCTTTACAGGCTTACCGTCTTATACCGATGTAGCTCAGAACATACTTAATCAACAATTAATCTCTGATGAACGTGACAGAACTTATGATGTAGGCTCAGCTCTTACTGAGTTTGCTGAAGCAATTAGCCGTATAGCTTTAACTGATTTCAGTATAACAAGACAAAGGGCTGAAATAGAAGTAAAAACCTATATTTTGAATATATTTGGAGTGCGAGAGCCTTTATGGCGTATCAGAGCAGGAGACTTAATGATAGTACCAGATCTGATTCCATTAGTAGTATATGGTCATAAAGACATAAATAAGAATGACAAATACAACAGATTAGATAATGGGACTGTCTTTGTTGTCCGTGAAGTAGAATATGATAGTGAGAGTGACTCTGCTACTATATTACCTGACCTAGTATCACAAGGTCTAGAATCTATTCTGGCACAAGCGACGCTATTGCCATCTCTGTCACCTAGGACTTCAACACCATCACCGATACCCTCTGGATCAGGTGGACTCAGTGGAGCTGGAGCCACATTTTAACTCTGATGAGTATTGATGACAGCCTTCACCAAAAAACACATACTGAGATTGAGATTCGTCTTAAAGCTATTGAGGGTGATATTAAGCTTGCTAAAATCGCTCTCCAGGTTGCGCGTTGGGCAGTTGGCATTGGTATTGCTACTGCTATTATTATCATAGTGGAGCGGTTATTTCAATGAGTGGTAATATCATTCTTGATATTGGAAGTCTATCCTTATTGTTCCTAGTTGGACTGACGCTTCGTGTCGTAGCAGGTATAAATGGTTGCAAGTCTCACGGACAAGAAGCGTTAGTTGTCTCTGTTGGTGTTCTAATGACTATTCTACTTATACGTATATTTAGAGATAATCTTAATCTTATCTCTAGTGAACAGGCAACTAAGATAGCTAGTATCGTTTACTTAACAGGAGTGATTATTCTAAGCCAACTTATATATATTCTTCATAAGGTAAATCATGTATCTAATCATTCTGATTAATAGCCTTATCAAATTTATATGGTTCGCCTAGACCTTCTATTACTTTTTCGGCAGAAGATAAATCAAATTGAAATTTGATATTTTCTTGTTCACAATCTTCAAAGAATTCTTGTGTTAAAATGTATACAGCGCGTAGATATTCTCTGATACCTTGGGCTTTAGCTTTAACAGTCCAAGAGTGTCTATATTGTGGCATAGCTCGCACAAGCCATTCATGTATATCAGATAAAGAGTCAAGCATAGCTATTTCAGGACTACGAGCAGTCCGTACCGTGTTTAATAAAAATCTAGAGTATCCTCTGTGTTTAATGCTTAACCTTCGGTCTGATTTTGGTTTCATTTCAATCTCTGTATTACTTGACACAACTGCTCATTACGTGTATTATACCACATGTACACATCTTTATAAAGGCTCACCGTCTACTCGACATAATCCTCCTGCACTTTTTCTTGCTGGCCTCATGCCTAAAACCTACTATCGCAAACTGCTTCGTATTGGCTCTAAGTATAAGAGTCTTGCTGTCTCTATTCCTAAAGAGATTCTAAATGAGGCTTTGTCTGAAGAAGTCTNACATACTATAGTTTCTATTAAGCTAAATAATAGTTCTCCTGATACCGTGGACGTTACAGCACATCACACTTATAAGGAGAATTAAATTGGCATTCAGACCTTTCTCTGTTGTTGACTACCTGGCTCTTAAATTTCCTCATAATGATATTATAGAAAAGGGAATTCTAACAACACAGAGCCGCATGATTATAGGTGGTCATCCAGGGATAGGAAAATCTATATTAGCGACACAGCTAGGTATAGAAGTATCTCGTGGTGACTTAGTTACAGATAAATTTAAGAGTGTTAAAAAGCGTGTGTTATATGTTCAAGAGGAAATTGGCCCACGAAGTTATCAACAACGTTTAGAGCAAGTTAGTAACTATTATAAGACTATAGATTCATTCTTTATTGTTAGCTCTGCAGGATTTTCATTTGATGATCCTGCATTGGTACTTCAACTTAAGCAATATATACAAGCTTTGAAAATTGAGATATTGATTCTAGACCCGCTATATAAGATTCATGGTAGAAGAGAGAATGATGCTACTGAGTTAGCACAGTTAGCACAGTTAGTTGATAGGCTAATAGTTGAGCTAGATATTGCAGTTATTCTAGTACACCATCTACGTAAACCTTTTACTACTAATAAAGGTGAGACGTTAGCAATGAGTATGATGGATTTCAGAGGTTCAACAGTAATACCAGCATGGGCTGACACAATGCTTATGCTTGAAGCAACTGACGAAGAAGATAAAGTTCGCTTAGATTTTGTAAAGACTAGAAATGCTCCTGAGTATATCCAGTCTATATATCTAAGACTTGATAGACAAAATATGCGGTTTGCGTTAATAAGAGGAGATGGCTCTAGTCTCTTATCTATAGATGATGATATTATAGAAATGCTTAAAACTGGAGGCTCTATATCAGAAGGTCATATTCTCAGTGGTATTAAGAATCTTCATATGAATGTAAAGCTGAACATAGCACATATTAGAGATTCACTGAATAATTTAGTTATGTCGGGTAAACTGGAGCGTCAGCAAGGCATGGTTTGGATTAAACCTGATATAGTTTCTAGTGGTTCTGATTGGGAGCTGGACAACTCAAGTGAGGATTAGGAAGTGCCACCATTAAATATACCAATTTACTGTCATAAATGCTCACTAAGGTTTAATTCTGTAGTAAGAGCATGAAAAGTCTATTTGAGCCAAGCAAACACTATGCTAACACTTTGCTAGATATGAAAATGGCGAGCGTCAAAGCGAGGATACCTATCCTATGGGTTGGCTTTGAAACCCCCGTGAATTTGGATGCTAACACGCGGTCGGCGCTTGAGTGGCACCCTTGAAACCGCACCGGATGGTCAAACGACCAAGAGCCCATGTAAACATGACGAATCGGATTAGATCTGTACGACAGGCGCAAACTAAAAAACTGAAACAAGCTGATGTTGCAAATAAGCTCTCAAACATAGTAGGCTTTCCTGTGTCACGGTCTACATATGCTTCTGTAGAATCAGGAACAGTTATGCCACATAAGATAATCTTAGATGGATTGACTAAGATATTTAACTGTAGAGATACAGACTTATTTGCTGGTGTTTATTTAGATATGATTCAGCTTGAAAGTTCTTGGAGCTACGATGACTCAAACGAAGACTTGTAGACATTGCTTAAAACCTATGCCTATATTAAGTATACTAACAACAAGTAATCAAATTATTACAGTTAGAGGATATTGTCCTTCTTGTAAAAGAGCTGGAGGCTAACAGTGGCAACACTACCACATCCTATACCAGAATTAACTCAAGTAGGACGAGAGATATTTGACAGACGTTATCAATGGCAAGATGAAACACCATCTGGAATGCTGGAGCGTGTAGCAAAGCATATAGCATTAGCTGAGGAACCTGATAAGCGCCCAGAGTATAAAGAACGTTTCTATGAGCTGATGTCATCACTCAGATTCTTACCGAATAGTCCCACGTTGTTTAATGCTGGTACGGGACAGGGATTATTGAGTGCCTGTTTTACGTTTTATGTGGATGACAGTTTAGTGTCTATAATGGAGTGTCATAGGCTTGCTGGCTTGGTTATGAAATATGGTGGTGGTGTAGGTTATGGTCTTAGTCGTGTTAGGCCAGCAGGTGAACAGATTAAGACTGTTCAAGGTAAAGCTTGCGGGCCTGTTAATCTATTACCTTATTATAATAGCATAGCTAATCTTATAACTCAGGGTGGGAAGCGTTCAGGTGCCCAGATGGGCATACTATCTATAGATCATCCTGATATTAGAGATTTTATACACTTCAAAGATAAGAATCCAGATAGCCTACACACATTCAATATCTCAGTCTCAGTGACTAATGAGTTTATGCGCCGATATAAGACTGGTAATAAAGAGGCTACAGAGTTATTTAGAGAGATTGCTGAGTCAGCATGGACAACGGGCGATCCAGGTGTTTGGTTTGTAGATACTATAAATGCGACTAATCCGACACCGTGGTTAGGAAAATTGGAGAGTTGCAATCCTTGCGGAGAGGTACAGCTTTATCATGCTGAGGCATGTAACCTAGGTAGTCTTAATTTAGGAAAATACATTATTGATTATGGATCAGAGCCTATCATATTGTGGGATAAGCTAAAGTCTGATATTAGACTAGCTGTTAGATTACTAGACAATGTAATAGATGTAAATGATTTTCCTGATCCTATAATTACTGAAGCTGTTAATAAGACACGTAAGATAGGATTAGGTGTTATGGGATGGGCTGACTTACTTGCTTTGTCCGACATTCCATATGACTCAGATGCAGCTGTTATGCTTGCTGATGAGATTATGGAATTTATCTCTAAAGAGGCTGACAGAGCAAGTTACGAGCTAGGTCAAGAGCGAGGTATCGCACCAGCATATGAGCATCCAAATGCTCCAGCTCAGTTAGGATTTGCAGCTAGAAATACTACTAGGACTTGCATTGCACCAACAGGCTCTATATCGCAACTTGCTGGTTGTTCTTCAGGAATAGAGCCACATTATGAGTTAGAATATACCAGAATCATGATGGATAGAGGCCAACCAGTTG